ACACTATATTGACAGTGCATGTTCAAAAACTTGTAACGTTAGTGGTGATGTGGACTATGATTCATTCAAACAAGTATATGTTAATGCATGGAAAGGTGGGGCGAAAGGGTGTACTACGTTCCGTATTAACGGAAAACGGTACGGAATCTTTAACGAAACCGTGGAAGAAGAAGCGAAGATATCTGGCGAGAATGAGGAAGTGGCTCAAGAAGAAGACAAGGCAGAAGCTTGCTTTATCGACCCAGCAACTGGCATTAAAGAGTGTGCTTAAAAAGAATAATATGGAGGAGTAAATGGCAGAAGATGTAATTTCTGTAACCGATGTAGCAAGTAAGGGTGTTGTATTCGACACTCCTCCTGTAGCTCTTTCACCAAATATTTTTACTGATGTAAGAAATGTTAGATTTAAAGACGGAGCTATTAGGAAAATAGAAGGTGAATTACTACTTAATAATATTACAGAAGACTTAGTACCAGCAAATGAAACATTTGGTAAAGTAAGATACTTTGCGGTATGGGAAAATCCTAACAGACAACCTACTGGTTGTTATTATATTTGGGTTGTCGATTACGTAAGGGCAGATGTTACTGTTGGTCAAAAGATTTATGTACAAGATCACTTAGGAACTAAAAAAGATATAACACCAAGTAACCTTAATGGTGGAGATGGTTTTTCTTTTACAACTAGTGGTTGGCAACATACTTTGTTTACTGGCGGTTTTGCTTTTATAATTAATAACGGAATAGAAAAGCCTCATTATATATTAGATACTGCAGGTAATACAAATATAAACAATATAGTATTAGCTGAACTTCCTGGATGGGATAGCTACAATACTAATCAATCAGTTATAAGTGATACTTGGAATACAGGTGATGAACAAGTATTTGATCTTGGACAAAAAGTAGACTTTGCATTAAATACAATTACAGTCGATGTATCAGGTTCAACACGAACAGCAGAAGCTGGAACGCCAGCAGGAAGTAATACTCCTAACGGAACAACATTTGTTCCTGGAGCTTACCCAAATAGTTTACCTTCTATTAGTGCAAGTAAGTTTCAGATATATACAGATGCAGCAACTAATACAACAGTTGTTTACATTGGTGGATTATCGGATGGTAATGTAGCTAAAGTAAATATTGTATCTAGAAACCCTGTAACAGTTACTTGTGGTATAATACAATCGTTTGGTAATCTATTAGTTGCAGGTAATCTTACAGAAAAAGACGGTAACAATACAGTTAGAAGGCTATCAGGTGTTGTAAGGACTTCTGATGTAGCAGTTCCAGGATCTGTACCTAATAACTGGAATCCATTTAATGTCGGTGTTAGTACTGCTGATGAGTTTACTCTATCAGAAACTAACGTTATTCAAGACATGAAATCATTACAAGGTAATATGTATATATACGCAACAGATAGTATACATATAATGAGACTTACAGGCAATATAAATGCTCCTGTATCGTTTCAACCTGTAACAGATGAATATGGATTATTAACTACTGGCGGTGTTATAGAATACGATGGTAAACACTTTGTAATAGGAAGTAACGATATATATGTATTTGCTGGAAATCCAGGAGATATACAATCACTTTCAGATGGTCGAGTAAGACAATATTTCTTTGAAAATCTTAATCCTATTTATGAACAACAATTATTTACTCTCCTTAATCATAGAGAAAATGAAATATGGGTTTGTTATCCTACAGTCGCTTCGTTAGCTGGAGAGTGTAATGAAGCTCTTATATGGAATTATAGAGATAATGCATGGACAGTTAGAGACTTAGATAGTGTTACTGCAGGTGATGTTGGACCTATTAGAGGTGGTGGCATACCAACTGCAACTATTGCTCTTACAGGTAATTCAGGTAATGCTGGTTATACTAACAGAGGAAAGAAAGAAGTACAAGCAGTCACTATCAATGGTAGCACACCAAAGAAAACTGTAGGAACTAAAGCTATTAAAACAATAGCAGTAGGAACATTTAGTAACTTTACTACAGACACTTTAGAAAAGATAGATCTTACACTTACAGGAGATAGTGGACCAAATACAGTTACTGCTAGAAGCACTCTTACTTTTTCCTCTAGTGCAACTTTTACATATGATAGAGACGGAAGTACTTTTCTCGATGGAGGAGCTAGTGTTATTATTACAGGTGATAGCAGTATTGGTACAGTAAATCTTCCAGCAACTGCAGTGTTAGGCACTACACAAGCTGAAGGTGCAACTATTACTATGACAATACTCGTAGCGGCAGTTAGAGATTATATCAATAATAACAATGCCTTAGCAGACTTTACTGCAACTGCAAGTACAAATGTATTAACGCTGACTTCTGATGTTCCAGGACCAAGAGCATTTAGTACAAGCTCATTAGCCATTGGTGGAGGTTCAACTACTAGTATTGTAGTTGCTTCAACAAGAACTGGCGTTGGTGTGTACGGTATTACTGCAGCACTTAGTCCAGCCATAAGCATGAGAATACAAGCTCCAGCTGTTGGTGGATTACATAGTGCTATAGATGAAACAATAACATTTAGTACTGGAAAAAACAGTCAAGCATTATTAGCAGCAGATGCGTTGCCTCTATTACAAGCTAAGACTGTATTTAATGGTGGTCCATCTTCAATATATAGTATTACTAATGTAGGTAATGTATTAAAGTTTGTGTCTAGATTAGGTGGAGACCATAGTGCTTTTACTATAACGTTTAAAACAACTTACAGTGGTACTGATTATACAGAAACTACTTTTGGTGGTAATGTAAGTAGTACAGTTAATGTAACTACGACTGGAGTAAATAGAAATATACCTCCAGTTACTATGACATTAACTTTTCCAGCAGGAAATACTTCAGTAAAAATATTAGAAGGTACATTTAGTCGTGCTAATATAGTTACAGAAATAGATACGTTAGTAGATGCAGATAATAATTGGACAGGTGCTACAGGTACTGGTTTAGTTACAGCAACAGCAGGTGCGGTTGGAATTCAAACTAATAACTTTGGAGTTGCCTTAACAAGCATAGGCTCTTTACCAAGCGGTTTTGCTAACAGTACTTTTACTCCAGCACAAACAAGAGCTGGTCGAGCAGCACATAGTACAACAGATACTATTACTCTCACACCTCCTTTAGGTAATGCAATACAAGTAAACTTTAATAGTACAACTGCGTTTAATCCTGATTCAGGAAGTAGTCCTACTAATGTAGAAGCTATAACTGCAATAGAGATAGCAACTGCTCTACAAGCAGCATGGACAGACACTAGTTATTTTACAGTAACTAGAACTAATGCAGTATTAACTTTTACTAGTGTAGCTAGAACAAATATAACTGGTGCTTTTAGTTATACAGTAGCAAATGGTACGTCTAGAACTGGTACATTAGTAAGTCCTTTAATCGCTAACTCTACAGGAAGCAACATATCAGTAGCAGAAGGTATTAATGCAGTCTGGGCAAAGATGACTCGTGTTACAATTACTTTACAAACACTTGCAGGTGATAGTGTTATATTTGATAAACACTATGGGGAAGGTCCAGGTCGAGTATTAGACCCTAGCTTTACACCAGCTGCAAATGATGTAGTACCTAGTAATACTGCTACTTACTTAGCTACCTATTACAATCCAGATGCTACTCAAGATGCAACAGAGTTAGCTAAGCCTAATGGTGTTGTTACTAATACTTTAACAGCTATGCAAGAAGCATTAGCAGCTATTAGTTCTAATCAATTATTGTTAGTAACACCTAACAGTTCAAGTTCACCTACAAGTATACAAATTAGTCCTAGTCAATTTAGTTCTAATGCTAACTATGTTAAGTCATTTAGTCCAGCTACGCAAGTTATTAATGCAAGTGTAGCACCTACAACTACTGCACTTACAGCTGCAGCAGAAGGAGTATTAGTTGCGGCAGGTAATCCTACTCAAAGTACTAGCGGAACTACTATAAGTACTACATTTGATATTGTTAGACCTTGGAGTAATCTCAACATTAACCCAACTAAAGCATTTCCTATATTTGCTGAAAGTGGTTTTAGTGGAGGCACATTATTTAATCGGATAAGAGCTGGTGATCTTGGATTTGATTTTGGAGGTACTAATTATATCTCTTATTTTGAAAGACAACAAATGTCTATTACACCTACCTTTGATACTGAAACTATAGAAAGTATTTCATTGTTTGCAGATGGAGGAACAGTAACAACTGTTGGCGGTGAGCCTCAAAGAGCTACATTACATGTAAGAGCAAGAGGAACTAACTATTCAGGTGAAAATCCTTTTTTAACTGTACCAGAAGATAATACTCAAACTAATGCTAAGCGTAATAAGCTAGTCATTAATGATTTTAATGTAGGCACTAGTCATAAAGTAGATTCAAGAACTCAAGGTCGATATGTTAATTATCGTATTGATGATGCTACAAAAAGTTTAGACAGTGGTTACACTGCTAGCAATAATAAAGCATGGAATATATCTGGTTTACAAATGAAAGTTAGGAAAGGAGGTATTAAGTAATGATTAATAATCCTCCTTTAACTGATAATAGTACTCTTAATATGGTGCTATTAGAAATAATAAGAGAGATAAACTTAATAGAGCAAAGACAGTTAAAGCTTTTAGCTGATATAAGAGCTTCTACTAACTTTGCAGACTTACAGTCAAGGATAGATCAGAGATGATAAAACTTATAGGGGACAATAATGTTTTCGAAGCTATTCAGCTTATGAATAAATCTACAAGAGATAATAACTATTATGGCTATGATAGAAATGAAGCTATTTGGATAGAATATTTTTTATCGTTAGTTAAAAAACAAAAGGAAGGAAGCCCTCACGCTCTTGTCATAGGAGACTATGATAAAACTAACCAGCTAAAAGGCTTTCTTTCTGCTGATACATTTAGTAATTATTATAATAATCAATGGGTTATGGATGTTAAAGACTGTATTGTTAATCATGACTATAATAATGCTTTTGTAGTATACAGGTTATTTGACTTTATGATTAAACATATAAAAAAACACGATGGAAAACATTGGCGAGCAGATTCTGTTCGTGGTGAAAAAGAAGCATTACAGTATGGTCGCTTCTTACAAAAAAGATATAATGCAGAACTACATGTCTCAGTAAGAGGTGTAATACAGGAGAATAAAGATGAACTATGAACCTAATCTAGGTATTTACGATATGAGAAGAGACACTACAGGTCTGCCTAGCTCTCTTGCTAATCGTATAAATATAAATGTGTGTAACAAAGGTGGTGGCGGTGGAACTACTGTAACAGGCGGTCTTGGACCAACTCTTGATCCATTAGTAGCTGATATATTAACTGGTGCTATCTCAGATTCTAAAGCTAGAAAAGAAGCTGGACCATATGCTACAGTAGCAGATATGACTCCGCAACAAAAAGAAGCATTAGCACAACAAACAAATATTTCAAAACAAAAAATAGCAGGCACAGGTATTTATGATGATACAAAAGCCCAAGAAAGTGCACTTCAAAAAACATTAGGTAATTTAATGGGTCAATCTTCAAGTGGTCAAACGCTAGGTTCTGCAAGAACTCAAGCAGCGATTGCTGGAACTTTAGCTGATGAAGCAGATAAATTTGGTGTTAAAAGACGTAAAGTAGTTGATGAAGGTATTAGAGATTTAGGAATGGCTGGTACTACACAACAAAAGTTTAATCAAAGTCTTCAAGATGCCAGATTTACAGAAGATCAAAGAACAGCAGGTTTAATAACAGGCACTGCTCCTAAACAACAAACTACAACTGGAGGCGGCAAATGATTGAGCTTGCATTAGATACAGAAGAACAAATGAAAAGAATGGCTACAGGACCAATGGGCAACCCAGCTCAACAACTTAAAGCTGCACCTATTCAAAAAAGTGTAGCTGAAGAAATGGGTAATATGGCTAAACAAAGAGCTATGAGTGGTGCATTAGACATGGGTACTGAAGCTTTAATGTCTGGATCAACTGCTCCTGTAGTAGGAAGTGCTATTGAAGGCGGAGCAATGCTTGGACCAATGGCAGGTAGCGGTGCTATGGCATCAATAGGAACAGCTATGCCGTATGTTGGTGCTGGTTTACTTGCTGGTAAAGCATTTGGTTTATTTAGTGATGGTGGATTTGTTGGACCATTGTCAACTGCATATGCTTCAGAAGGTTATCAAGTCCCTGGATCAACAGAATATAATAAACGTATGGATCGCAACAGAGCTAAAATAGCACAAGAAAGACCAGTAGAAGGACTTAAAAATGCTGATCAAGAAACTAAGAATTTTAATGAAGGATTAAGACAATTAAGAAAACAACAAGATTTTGTATACCCTATGATTGTTTCAGATTACGGAGCTACTATGTCGCCAACAACTAATATGCAAAGAGGTGTTGCTAGAATGGCTTTTACTGATGATCCAATAGCACAAAAAATGTATAGTGTAGGTAATGCTCCTTTAGATACTTCTTCATCAGGTATGTATGCTAATTATATTGGATTGCCTATTGATTCTCAAGGTTATACTGCTCGTGGTTACTCTTCTGGAGGAAACGTTGAAATACCAAAACCTAAACCAGAAGCAAGCGAATTGTTTAAAGAGATACAAAAGAAATATATTGAAAATGACCCTTACGGTTCTGACACAACATCAAGTCCTTTTGACATGTTAAGATCAGATAATGCATCAAGCACTTAGGAGAAAGACATGGCAACATATCAAAAAGTTAATACAGGAACTGGGTTCAGATCTGGATCTGGTGGACTTGGTTCAGGTAATTTAGTCGATGTTGATTATGAAAATCCTTTTGATATAGAAACAAGATTACCTCCACCCCCACCACCAGTAGATGATGGAGGGAGTGATAGTAGCAGTGTAATTCCAGGAAGACCTGATTCTGCTAGTAATACTGCACTCTCTTATGTCGATGATTATAATAATTCTATTAATACATTTGGATCAGACGGTGGGATGATGCAAGCTAATATAGATAATCCTGTAGCTAATCCAACAGATTTTTATGGGAATCCAATACCTAAAGAAGTATATGGACCTACGTTTGATGCTAGAATGTTAATTCCTGGAGGTTCATTTATGGGCTTTAACGATCCAGCAATACCTACAAGTGGTTACGGAACTCCTGGAACTTATAGTAGTCTTAGTGGTGGAAGATTTAATGCAGACAGTCAAGCAGTAGATCCTATTACAGGACAACCAATAGCTGAATACGGAACTAAAGGTGCTTTTTTACAGTCTTTAAAAGATGATCCTTTTTCTAATACAACTTCTCCGCAAGGCAATCTTAATGATATGCAATATGCCGCTAGTAGAAGTGAGTTGGCTGGACCAGCATATGGAACTACAGATTCTATGGGTAATCCAACTAATACAGGATTAAGTCCTTTAGCTAAACAAAGAGTTGCACAACAACTAGGGCAAAATATGGGATTTGAATCATATACAGTAGCTCCTGGAACTGCTACTAATGAAGCCATAGCAAACCAATCTGTAGTTGCTGGCTCACAGTATAGTCCTACAGGTACATTTACTACAGAAGCTGATCAAGCAAAATTTAATAACATGGATAATTTTAGTTATCCTAATGCAACAAACTTTTCAACTGTTGATTACTCAAAGGCAGATAAACAAAGAGAAGAGGCTAAAACACAGCGAGAAGCAGATGCTATTGCAGCACAGGAAGCTCAAGCAGCAGCAGAGGCACAACAAAGAGCAGAGGCTCAACAAGCAATAGAAGCACAACAAAGAGCAGAAGAAGAGCGTGCTCAAAAGGCTAGAGAAGAACAAGCAAGAGCAGAAGCAAAAGCTAAAGCAGCTGCAGATGCGGAAGCAGCACGAGTAGCAGAAGCCGCAAGACGAGCTAGAGACTTACAAAGCAATAATGAAGGTCCAAAAGAAAACAAAGGTGGGCGTAGCACTGATATGAATTACAGCGACTTCGGAGGAGGAGGCGGTGGAGGCGGTGGCGGTAGCAGTTGTGTAATTGCTACTCACGGTATCTCTACTGGTGCATTCACATTAATGGAAAAAGCTAAAGCAGAACTTTGGTGTCAAAAGAAGTATCACGATAAATGGTATGGAGAAGCTTTTAGACGAGGATATAGAGCAGTAGGTATGAGGCATGTTAATAACGGAACAGCACCTAGTGTCTATCAAGAGTTTAAAAACTTTGTAGCTTACGGAAGAGGAATAAAGAAAGATTGGAAGTCGGCTATTAATTATTATTATAGAACAATAACTTTCTTTGTTATAGGTTTATTTATAGGAGATAAGTAATGAATATTATGAAAAAGTATACTGAAAAAGATAGGTACGGAAATATGTTTTCCTATGAATTCGATATACCTTCTATGAATGAAATACCTAAACCAGATCCAGAAGTATTCAAGCCAATAGGAACAGATACACAACCAGCGATGTTGACTGTTGGAGAAAATATAGTAAATGCAGAAGCATCTAGAATTCCTGGGGTTCAACCTATGTTAGATCAATTAAATGAAATGGGTAGAGCTATTCAAGATAAACAAGGCGGTCCAATCCCTACCTATGCTTCAGGCGGTACAAAAGTAGATGATAAGATGTTAGATGCTATTGGTGTAGTCGAATCTAATAATGATCCAAATGCTTTATCAGGTGTAGGTGCTGGTGGTCAATATCAGATTATGCCTAAAACAGCGTTAAATCCTGGGTATGGCGTTTCTCCTATCTCTCTTGAAGATAGATTTAATCCAGATATAGCTAGAGGTTTTGCAAAAGATTATTTACAAGGGATTGAAAAGAAATATCCTGATTTTAATAGAGATCAATTATTACAATCATATCATTCAGGTGTTGGTAATGTTCTTAAAAATAATCTTGGACCTGAAGGCAAGGCATATGTTCCTAAAATAGAAGCAGCAATGGTTAACAATGAAATACCGCCTTTTGTTTCAGATGCAGAAGCAATTAATATGATGCCTCAAGGTCAAAACTTAAAGGCTAAAGTTAATAATGAAGAAGAAGTAGAAGACAGTTGGTGGTCTAAAATAGTAAAAGGATTAGACGAGCATAGTTTATTTATGGACAGAGCAGAAGCTAATATGGAAAAAAGAATAGCTCAAAAAGGAACTCTATTTAAAGACGGTCTAGACGATGTTAATGATGATATTGAAAGCTTACAAGCAGAGATTGCTAAGAAAGGAAGTAATGTAAGTAGTGCAGATGTAAATAAATTAATTGCTTTAAAAAAGAAAAAACAAAAGCTTGAAAAATTAGTTGAAGAAACTACTGCTAAAGCAGATAAACTTAATCAACCATCTAAAGAAGAAATTGAAAACAAAAAGAAAATAGATGATATAAACAAAACATTACCTAACATTGTTAATAACACTAAACCTGAATTAAAGAATATAGTAAATCAAATAATAACTGAAACTAATAATACAAAACCAGTTAAAGAAGATGATAAAATTTTAAAAGAAAAAGGAAAAGAAGTAGCATCTAATGACCCTACCGCATACGATAGAGCTAAAGGTTTTATGTCTCAATTTTTTGATGTCGGTGAATTAACTAGAGCCTCTTTAGTTTACCTAGGTTCAAGAGCATTAGGATATGAACATGGCAGTTCTGTTAATTTTGTAGGTAAAAATTATCTTAAACGTATTGACTCTCAAATGGCGGCTAATAGAAAATGGGCTAACAGTAAAGAAGCAACTAAAGGATATGAGCAATCTTCTATACAAAAGTTTTTAATAACAGGAGATCGTAATGATCTTGTTAAGAAAGGCTCATCAATAGTAAAACCTTTAAAGCCAATGTTTAACACATTAACACAGAGTGTAGTCCAAACAGTTGAGATGGCTGATGGTTCAGTAGGTGTTAGGATTGATGGTAAGTTAGTTCCTTATTCAAAAGTAGCAGGTATACTAGATACTATTGATCCGAAGATACATAACTCTACAACTATTAAAGAAAATTTTAGAAAATCTTCTGATCAATTTATAAGTTATGTTAATCAAGGTGTTGATGAAGCTGATCAAATAACCAAAGCATCTGTATCAACGATTGCTAATCAAGCCGAATCTTTATTAAGAAACACTATGAAGACTGCTAGGTTCAAGAAAGGTACAGTTGCAAGAGCAGAAGTAATCTCTGAATTAGACGCTTCTATTAAAGACTTTTATGAAGCTAAAAAAGATTATAAATCAGGAAATAGAAAAACAGACCCTAAGTCTTTAAAAGAATTCTTTGATAAACGAATGATTACTTTTAAAACTGGTGGTGCTTGGAATCCAGCTTTAGTTGGTGATACAGGTGCTGGTAAACTACAAGAAGTACAAAACAATATATTCGGTATGTTGAATTTAAATATGGACAGTAAAATGTCAGCAACTCAAAAAGCAAAAGTTACAAAGAACTTTATGGATCAATTAAGCTCTGTATGGAAAAATTATTCTACAATGTCTGATGCTGAACTAGCAGAAAAAGGACTTCGAAAGAATTTTATTGGAACTAACACAGAAGGTTTAAATGATTTTGTAAATTGGACTAATGAAGTTGCTAAAGGAAACACTGATGCTCTTAAAATAATAGGAGCATTAACTTAAAAGGAGTAGCATATGAATATCTTAGATGAAAACGGAGGCTCTTTAACTTTAATTGATTCAGATACTGCAATTAATAGTGATGGAGAACGATTTCGAATAAGAGGTTTTGATGGTCTAGAAACAGATAAGCTTATACAAGACAAAGATGGCAACTGGAAAATAGAACAAGGGGAAGTAGGAGCTGAGTTTCAAACTAAAAAAGTAGCTGAGCTTCTTTCTACAGGAAATTTCTATGGTAAGTATTCAAATGAAATTGATGAAAGCGAAGGAAGCAGACGCATAATTGATTTTATAAATAATAAAGGAGAGAATGCAGCTACTGAATTATACAAACAAGGTATGGTTAAAACAGATGCTTTTACTACAGAAGAAAATATATTAGCTCAAAGAGATATGGAGTTAGCTAATGCTTTATTAGGTAATTCAAATACACCTTACGATAAAATCGGTGAAGAATATCGAAACACAATGGCTACCTTACCTCTTGAATTTAAAGGTATGGCTCTTAATGAGAGAGAATATAATGAGAATATACATAGTGGAGTAGCCTTCCGTGACCCTTCAAAGACCATTGATAATCAACCTTTAGGGTTTTGGAATTCAGTAGGCAGAAGTTTTGGTGTAGGATATGATGGAGTATTTGAAGGTCTTTACGGATATGCAGATGCATTAGGTCAAATGACTGATATCGAAATGATTGAAAACTTTGGTGAAAGAAATGTTATAAGAATCCGTGATGAGATGAGTCAAGCTCCTGAATTACTTCTTAACTATACAGATGTAGAAAGTATTTCTGATGGCTTTCAATATGCTATGAATACTGCAGGTATGGCAGCACCATACATGATAGCTGGCTTTGCTTCATTAGCGGCAGCAATTCCTTTAAGTGCTATGACAACGCCTGCGATTGGTTTATTGTTATCTCAAGTGCCTCAAACTATGATATATGCTGGTCATACATGGAATGAGATGGAAGGTGAAAAAGGCTTATCTCAATTTGTTACTGCAAATATGTCAGGCGTATTACAAGCAACTTTAGAAAGAGTAGGTTTAAGAGGGTTAATGCAACCAGTAGATTTACTTTCTGTAGCTGGGCGTAATAGAGCTTTAAAACATATTGTTAATAATAATAAAGGTATGACACTTCAACAAGCACAGATTGTATTAAATGCACAATTAAAAGGAGCAATTAAAGATCAAGTTAAATTTTTAGGTAAAGATTTTGCTAAGCTATCTGCACTTACGTTTGGAAAAGCAGCGGCAAAAGGAATGACTAGAGAAGGCTTAACCGAAATAGGGCAAGAGTTAACTCAAGCAGCAGCAGTTACATTAGGGTCAGATACTACTTTTACTGATGAAGAGCTTAAAGAAAGGCTAATAAATGCTGGTATTGGAGGAGCAATTCTCGGTGGAGCGTATGGAGGAGCTGGTAACATTTATCGCCAAGGTAAAAACCAATTAACAAAGAAAATGTACTTAAGGGCAGATGATACTCGCTCTACTCCTATCGAACAACAAAGACTTGAAGATGAAAAATCAGGTAAGTTAAATGAGACTAATAGAAGAATAGATCAAGACATTGCTCGACAAGAAGGTAACGTTAAAGATCGTAGAGATCCTACTAATCCTGATGGTTTACCTACAGTAACTGTATATGATACTAATGGTCAACCTCATAGAAAAATATTAATAGAGGGAACTCCAACTAAACCTATTAAAGTTAAAGATTTAATACTTCCAAATAAGATAGCTCAAGAACATACTTTAAATAATGGAAGCTTTTTTAGTATGTCTGCTCTTAACCAAAGATTTGTATTATCAGATGGTGCTATTGTTAATGAGTTAAATCCTAAAGAATTACAAGCTCGAAAGACCGCTTTATTTAAAGAATATAAAGATAGAAAAGATCAGGGAAGAGTTTCTCCTTTAGATCTAGGACTGATTTCTGCTGAATTAAATGCAATACAATATCAACTAGAACGAATTCCTAATCCTAATCTTCATAAAGAAATACCTGTACTTCCAGACATTAAGTTTGATAAGACTGATATTAAGAATAAACAGATAGTAGGAGACTTAGCTAGAGATCATGAAGCAACTGATAAAGGTACTTTTAATTTTATAAAAAATAGTGAAGGCTTAAAAGATTTTGTTGTAAACGGAACTACTAATGTAGCTAAACTATTTAGAGCAGTAGAAAACTATATGTTATCTCATAAAAAATTAGTCACTTCACCTGTTGCTTTAAAGATATGGTCTAGAATAGCTGGCTTAACTAGTGCTGCTTATTTATCTGGTAGAAACTTTGTAGAATATGCTAGAGATATTGTAAGTGATCTTAAATCTTATGTCGATGAAAATGATATTGCTATGGATTTAACTGGAGATACGCTAACGGCTAACTCTGCAGTAGATATATCTAAAGAGTTAATAGAGTTTGGTAGATCAGGTAACTTTAAAGCAATTAAAGCTATTCTGTTTGCTACAACACTTCATGATCTTGATGTATTAGCTTCAAGAGAACGTAGAACTATTACAGGTCCAAATCTTCTTAAGCTATATCAAGGCTTACTTAATACAGTTCCTAAAAATCAATCACAAAAAGATGATTTAGAAAGAAGAATAAGAGTAATTGAAGAACATTTAGCTGATAAGTATGCTATTCAAGCTAATGAAATTCGAGATGTAATGGACTACATCGATAATAATGCTACTGTAGTAAATGAATTAGACAGTAATAATAAGCCTACTGGAAAGTCTTCAAAGGTAATTACTGATAAATTTAAGCTATTAAAGAAAATAGTTAAAGAAGAAAATACAGGAGAGTTTAAAACTTTAAATGAACCAATTACTAGTGAAGTAGAATTTGAAAGAATGACTAAATTATTTATTGCTGCTTCTAAAATAAAAGCATCATATGATAAAAGCTTTCAAATATATGCTGAACAAGTTAGAAAAGAAAGAAATCAAAACATAGATGATGAGTATGATCCAGATTATTGGTGGACAAATCAAGGGTTTAATTGGAAAGCAGTTAAAAAGAATCCTACTAAATTTAAAAAATGGCTTATGGGAACTAAGAATATTAGTAAAGCAGAAGCTGAACGGATGTATGAAACTATTTCTAGAGAAGGAACAAGCTCAATAAGTGAAGAGTTCTCTATGGTTGATGGGAAGCCTTATCAAAACTTTTCTTTTAATCCTAAGTTTAAAATGTTATATAAAAAAGATGGGTTTAAAGAATTTTCTAGTCAAAATTTATTTGAAGCATTAAATAAAAATCAAGTAGAAATATCTAAGTTTGTATCAAGTGCTCAATACTTTGGTGATGGTGGATGGAAATTAAATCAATTATTTGATGATTTAAAGAAAGAAACTGAAGCAGGTTTAAATGAGTTAGATAAAAAAGATATTAGACAATTTGCTTATTATACTAAAGCAGTAATCGATAGTGCTCATGGTAACTTTAACAGGATAGCTAGTAAAGAATGGGCAGCAGTTAATCGTTATTTAACTAGCTGGACTATCTTTTCAGGGCTGCCGTTAGCTGCGATAGCTTCTTTTCCAGAAACAGCTATGATTTATTTTAATTTAAAAGATGATCAAGAGTTTAAAAGAGCTACTGATATAATGGTTAAAGACCTAGCATCTATATTTAATAGGGCATTAAAGAAAGACGTAGCAAATACTGAAAAGCTTTTAAAACAAATTGGATTAACTACTGATCAAAACACTGTTGTAGATAGGTATGCTACAGGAGAAAGAGATGTTGCTTTCTTAAGAGCACATGAAGCTTTCTTTAAAGGTGTCGGTATTCAGAAGATAACTCAGTTTCAGAGAAGAATAAATGCTGCTATTGGTTTAGATTTTATTAAATCTAATTTTAGTATATTACAGTTATCACCTAGAAAATACAATAAAAATACAGGTGATCGTAATGCTTTTGACTTTGATAAATTTACAGAGAGAGAAAGGCTAGCTTATAATCAATTAAAAGAATTAGGAATAGATGTAGAGTCTGTTGATCAAATGGTTTCTGGTATTGATGAGCTTCTTAGAGATAGCTTATTTGATTTATCAGATAATACTTTAGAGAATAGGCAATCGCCTCTTGATGTATTGTTTGATACAACTAATAAAGTCAATCCGAGAGTCGGTAAAGAATTTGAAGCAATGCCAACTTATGATAAGCAAGGCAAAGCAATTAACCAACTTAAAGGTATTTCACCTAGAGAACAGTTATTAAGAACTATTGCTCGTGGTGAATTTAAGGCTAAAAAAGAAAGCTATGAAACAGGTGAGACCTATATTGATAAGAATACAGGGAAGGAAGTTAAACGTTATGGTCGATTAAAAATCAATGAGCAAAAACTTATTGATAGAGTTCAAGAATTGTCTGCATCTTTAGATGATGAAATAGAAACTGGGCTATATCGTTTTGTAAACGAAAGAGTACAACTTCCAGGAGCTAGTAATAGACCTTTATTTTTTCAAGATCCTCATTATCAGTTGTTAACTCAATTTAATGGTTTCTTAAGTACTTTTACTGCTAATATAGTTCCTAAACTTTGGAATAGAAATCTTAGAAAAGGAAATACCAAAGTAAAATATGATACCTTTGCTCTTATGATACTCATGATGGGTCTTGGAGGTGCATCTCAATACTTAAAAGATCTTATTAAGTTCCTAGAACCTAGTCCTTATCTAGATGGTCCTCGCTACGTACAACGAGCTGTCTATGCATCAGGTATTCTTGGTCAATATGAGAGAATTTTAGATACAGTAGTTCCTCTTTATCCAGATAGAGATACAGGTTTAGATGCTTTATCAAGAGCTATTTTAGGAGAAGCTGGTCCAGCATCTAGAAATATTCAAAATATATTTACTGGTATTGGTCAGTTAGCTGAAGGCGAAACTGAAAGAGCACTTAATAGTATAGGTAAAACATTACCTGTAATTGGTCCTGTACCAGTTGGAAGAAAAGGTTTTTCTGATATAATGCATTTAGAAAATCCCTTAAATGAAGACTTAAACGAATACTTATTCGGTAAACGATAACATAACTACGAGTAGCCTATCATATGGCTACTCATCTAGTGGAGAATTAAATGGCAATAAATATAGGCGGTATAAACGTTGAATCAGTCTCAGATAAATTAAAAAGGAGACAAAAATTATTACAAGATCGTAAAGATGTTTCAATAGAAACAGAAGCAACTCCTATAACAGATAACGAATTTAATACAGGAGTAGATCGAGGAGATATAGGAATAACTGAAGGTCGTACTATCGATGAGGTACAAGAAGTTGAAGCAGCACCTAAAAAAATTGTTCCTGGATTAAAAGATTTAGATAAACAATTTGAACAACAAACAGAAGCAGGTTCTGGAGGACAACCTTTTGATGTAATTGCTAATCAAATAAAAAAGGCTGGAGGCATTTTAAAAACAGATGAGGAAGGTAATCAGTTATTTGATAAATCTAAACAAGCAGCGTTTAAATCAATCGGTGAAGGCATTGAACAAGACGAAGCACAATATGATCAATCATCTCCTGATTTGTTTGATACAGTTAGTCCAGATGTGTTATTAGATAGGCTAAGAAATACTAAGTCAGTAGAGCCTACAGTATCTACAACTGATGAGGCTAGTTCTTTTATCGATAATGGTGTTATGGTTCAAGATGAATTTGATAGAACAGCTTTACCTTTCTTTAATAGTGGAACAAAAGAAAGCGAACAAATATTAAATATACTTTCAAATGGTAATTTAATTGATACAAATAATTTAAGAATAAGTCCTAATCTCGCTAACAATGCACTCACTGCTATACTAGAAGTAATGAGAGATTTAATTAATAAAGAAGATGAACTTGTTACTAAGCCTGAACTATTGCTTGCTAAGAATGAATTAAACGCTCAAAAGTATAGAGCTATGAAAGATAAAGTTAAAAAAGTTTCTTTACAAAATAAGATGATTGATGCTTCTGATTTAAGGAAAGGCTTATTTACTAAAGTAATGAATCGTGTAATGGAAAACCCTAAAGCATTAGGTATAGCTAAAGCTCCTGGAGCTCAAACTGGTTTTGGAGGATTTGGAGAAACACTTAATCCTAATACAGTATCAGCTGGTGATGCAGTTTTATTTCAAGTATTAAGTAATCTTGGTTGGATTCAAAAAATACCTAAAGAAAACAATCCTGAATTAGGTATTGAAGATGATATGATCGTTATATCTGAAAAGGGTGAAATGGTTTTACAAAATACTAGAGGTATTTTAGATGACCTTTTAGTTAGAGATATTACTTTTCGATCTAAAGTTCCAGGAGTAGACTTACCTACTAGAGCTAGATTTGCTGGTGAAAGAAAAAGAGGTACAGTATCTCAAACAAATAAAATGTCTTACAATACATACATTGAAGATACTGTTAAACAACTATTAAAGAGTATGCCATTAACAGTCGTTGATGAAAGATATAATATGGCTAATCAGTTAATTGATTCTGTCATTATAACAGATGATGACGTAACTGTTTTAGGCTTTAAAGAAGAAGGAGTTCCTGGAAGGCGTTGGTCAAAGGGAGATGCGGCTAAAACACTAGGACTAGATGAAGCTCATTGGCAAAAAGCATTTAATCATGCCAAAAAATTATTTCCAGAAGAAAGAGCAGAACAACAAGCTAATCTAGTTATGATTAGAGAAGCTAAGAAATTATTAAAATTAAAGAAATATGCTGCTGAAGAAACAAATGGAGGTGTATACTATAATAAACAATTCCATGCATCTTCTGTAGGCAGATACTTTATTCGTAACACTGATATTAACTCTCAGCTAAATAAAGTTGCAAGAATGTTTGTCGGTAACGCAGTTGCAATTACTCTTGATCCAAGAAAAGATACTCAAACTCAAACATATAAAAACTGGGCGTATATAATAGGTAAAAATATATTACCACCTAGTAGTCGTATGTATGAAAGTAAAATGACAGGATTAGGTGCTCAAAGAACTGAAGACTTAACCTATAATACAATATTAAATACTTCGTTATCGATATTAAGTAATCCTAATGATCCTGTTTATACTATGTGGGTTGAGAAAGGAAGAAAAATAAAAGAAGCATATTTAAAATCTAAACAAGAACCTCAAACTTTAGCTGACTTTAAGAACCTAGTAGGTCAAGATTTATTTAATGAATTATTTGATCCTGAAGGTAATGGAATGGCTGGAGAATGGGGATATCCTTATCAATCTTATATGGATGTTTATGACTTTAATGTTGCTAGAGAAAAAGGAACTGCATTTAAAGCTAAATCTCAAACTCAACATGATGGAAAACAAAACGGTATTGCTATTCAAGCTATGCAATTTGGAAGAAGAGATATCTTACAATTAGTAGGTGCTATGTATAGTACTGGAGAAGTCGCTACGCCATTTGGAGATATAAGAGATAGATTTTTAGAGAAGATGGATCTTGGAATTAAAGTTGCATTTACAACTGATGAAGATCGATTAGCATATTGGTTAGCTTTTAAAGATGAGTTAATGAAAGACAAAGGTGCATTAAAAACTTTTGGTAAAGAGCTTTCTAAAACACCCTTAATGGAAACATCTTACGCAAAATACGAAGGCTTTAATGAAGAAACTGCTATTAATTTTATCGATAAAAATCCTCAACTCTTTGAAGGAATAGTGATGGCTAAATCTAATGGATATAGCCGAGATGATATGATTAGTGATCTTAATGATATTATAACTGAAACACTTAGAGAAACTTTAAATCTAAGAAATCAAAAGATATTAAAAGAAGCTGGTTATATGTGGGCTAAGCTAGGTGTAACTCCTAAAATGAAAGGTCCACTAGGTACTGATATTTATATGGGTTCATATGACTACAAGCCTATGATTGATCCTTTAACTGGTCAAGCAAAGACAGTAGAGGTAGCAACACCAGATGGTACAGTCTATATACCTATAACTAAAAGATATTCTACTGGCAGTGCTAAATCTAAAAAGAAAAAATTAATACGAGTAAAAAACCAAGACGGCTATGCTGAATGGAAAAGAGAAGATGATACTGATAGAAGATTTGGTCAAGAAGTGGCTAATCAATTACCAGTATTAACTGTACAACAAATAGATGGTGCTATTATGGCAAAGACTATTTACAGAGCTAATATAGATAATTTAAATAGAAGCTCACCAGCATTTGTTATACCAATTCATGATGCTATAATTACAGATGCATCTTCGGTTAAGCTATATCATTCGATGATTAATCAACAGTTTAGAGAAGTTAATATGAGTTATTCTATAGGTAAAGAAGTACTTAAAGGAGTTGATAATGCTTATAATAATGTAACTAAAAAGTTAATGGATGACCCTAAAGGTCAACAACTAATGAACAACGACTCTAAATATAGAGCAGTTCATGATGAATTAGTTAGAATAAAAACTGAAATAGATAAAATAAAAGGTCAAACAGCAGAAGAAAGATTTGGAGATGGAAGACCTCGTGGTCGTAAATATAAAAAACCAGTTAATTTAACTCCAAAGAACAAAGAAACTATTCTTGCTATTGCAGAAGCAGAAGGCTGGAAGCCTGATGGCACAGGAGCTATTACTAACGAAGGATTAGCTGCAATCTTAGAAATCTTTTATAAAGATACTAATCTTAGAGCTGGTCTTGAAAACTTAGCGTTAGAAGCTAAAGCTGCTAGAAAGAAAATCTATAATCAGTTATTAAAAACTGTTATGTATCAATATAATTAGGAGGAAATTATGAATTATAACTCATTGGCTTTACAAGGCTTTGAAATTGACGATATGGAATTTGTTAAAGAGTTTGAGCTAGATCCTAAATTAGCATATACAAAGGGTCTTAACTTTGCTATGCTAGATAATGTCTATGCTAAAAATGTATCTGGCTTTATAGATAGAGGTATGCCTAGAGACAAAGCAAGGGCAGAAGCAGGGAGATTAAGAGCTAAAGCTAAAAGACAAATCATGGAGTTGTTACCTAAATAAACGTACCCCACAGGGAATCCTTATGGAAACCTTGTGGGGTATCTTTATTTTTAACAGAAGAAATAGTCCGATTGAACTACTTCATTAATATTTAGAGAACCTATATCAGGTCTCTCGCCTTCATAACCTCTTCCAAATGGAATCGAGTCATAGAAGTTTTCTTTGTCGTATACTTTAACAAACTTATCTCGTGCATCTACCATAAGATCTTCAATCCTATTAGCATGAGCACTAAATGAGTCATGCACTGCACCAAACTCACCATCCCAATCAGCTACTACAAGAGCCATATGAGCCGCATCAGAGCTATGAACAAAGTTAGGACTGATGCCACACATAAATCCTCGTCTATCTGGTATATCAGTCTTCTCTCTTATTACATGCTTAAATCTCAGCTCACCATCAGGTGTATTGAATCCATAGCAGTCTACCTTTGCAGGTCTAGTACGATAACATTCGTATATTACTGGAAAACCTGACTCGGATTCCCATTGTATACCACGACCTCTATCAGTGCCGTAAGTATCTAGCCAATTAGAAATTTCTTTATCAGCTAACCGTTGCAGGTATCTCATAGTGTCTAATGGACCTGGGCAGACTTCTTGTATAGCTCTTATCACCTGACTACTAAGCTCATCACAATCCCAAGTATTGATATTGTAATCTTTAGTGTAACCAAATTGATAGCAGTCGCTATACATAGACTCTGACATTTTCTTTTGTCCACAGCTATAAGCCCTCGTCATAGCCCCTCGTTTAGCTATGCCCTTCCTAATATGCTTCATAGGCATTTGTCTTTCTTCAAACCATTCAGGCATTCTTTCACATAATCTCTTTGCTACTTGAACATAGAAATCATTAGGCACTTCTTCAGGTGTTAACCCTACTAGTCTACCTGTAAGAGAGTCTTTAGACATAGCACCTAAGTGTTGCCAACCATTGTTAGCACCGTCAATAGGTATAGGTAGCTGAGTATAGAACTCATCTTTACTTTGAGAGTACTTATACCACTCAATACAACAAGCCATGAATGCTATCTTCTTCTCTGCTTCTTCTGCAAAGATTCTCATCTCACCCATTTCAATTATCGTATCTATATTTTCCTGAGTCCATCTAGCTCTATCGTCTAGCGTCATCTTATCTACAGATATAGTATCTAGCTCTTCTTCTTGTAGTATCTTCTTATAGTCTGAAGATGCCCAATTAGGTATTTGATCTATACTATATGACTGATTGTAAGAACAAGCAGTATGAACTGCTAACCAAAAGTTAGCGTTCTCATCAAAGAGTTTTCCTTTAGCAAAGAGTAATTGACTCCGTGCTATATCTGCTCCCTGAAAGTTAAAGAACGGTTCACTATAATATAGTCTACCTCTATAATCTGCATCTAAGTAGAAGCTAAACTCTTTGTCTAACCACTTATCAGCTGCTGCCATAACCTCTTTGACTTCTCTATTCTTTGAAGCTTGACGTTGATATAGCTTAGCGTTCTCGTTCTTGTCTTCACCATTGTACTCTTCATTACTAATAAACATATCCCAGTTCTCTAAGATAGCTTTATGCACATCAGAGTTAACCATAAATCTAGTTGCTTGTAACTTGTCTATAGCCTTTACAAATGGCTTATCAAGGTACTTGAGAAATTTCTTTTCTTTATTCTTCTCCCAAGTCTTTATAACTGATTTACCATTGTCCTGAAATAACCCAGTTATAGGCGGTATTACTGTAGCACTTATACAAGTAGTCTTGCCAGTGATTACTTCCATTTCACCCCACTTTTCAGTAGCATGTATGGTCACTGGCTTACGACTCTTCATATGTCCTACAGAGATAGTTAAATAGCCACACATAACAAAACCTTCTATAACAAGATCACCTACTCTTACATGATCTCTAAAGTTAACGTTATTGCTATCCCAACTTTCTATTATATATTTCCCTATTGCCATAGAGGCTTGAGTTATTGCTGACTCACCTTCTACCTTATTGCGTTTAAAGCAACGTTGAATTACCTTTCTAGCATAGGATATCATATCATCAACAAGATGATCTAACATATCAACACCATCCGTATCAATCATACGCATGAGCTGTAAATTTCTTCTAGGCTTTACACCTAGATCGTCACCCCTAATCTTTGTTAGGAGATAGTCCTTTATATCTTGCATGAATTTCTCTCTTTCTTTTCTGGACTGCTATTATAACATGTTTACTTCTTTTTTGCAAGTACTTTTACCATTCTTTTATTATTTAATATTGTATACCCCACCATATCTTTCTCATATGCTTGTCCGACCACGACATTACTGATACCAGACTGTAAGATAAGCTTAGTACACTCCGTACAAGGAGATAGCGTAGTGTAAAGGGTAGCACCCTTTCCATCTGTGCTAGAGCAAGCCAGCTTACATATAGCATTAGCTTCAGCGTGTATAACAATAGGTAGTGTACGACCAGTTGTGGTATCCTTACAATGATTAGGAAAACCTGTAGGAGTACCATTCCAACCCATCGAAATGATGTTTCCATCTTTAACAATAACTGCTCCAACCTTAGTGTCTTCGTCATAAGACATCTCAGATACTCGGTAAGCAATATCCATATATAAATGATCGTATTTCTCAGCTTTGATTTTATCTTTAACATTATTTATTGTCATTTCCCTGTGCCTTTCTTAGCATAGTTAAGGCTTCAGCTATAGAAGGTATCTTACCTCCTCCTTTAGCTATGCCATTCTGTATCTTAATAAGTTGTCTCTTTATTTTCTTCATCTAATTTCACCACTATATAATTCTTACATTCACTCTCAGACCATTCAACAAGATGTTTCACTACCTTGTTAGCTCTTAGTTGATTGATTATCTTTTCAGCATCTTCATGAGCCTTTATTGAATGATTCCTTGAGTATCTTAAGTTCATTTTCTAATTCCTCTATCTTGTTCATTCTCATGATAGCTTGAGAACGAAACTTATTACGCTCCTTAGCAATTTGATCTACCTTATTACCAAGGAACTCTATTTCTTTTAACTTGTTCATGTATTCCTCTATAGCTACACCAGTCATTAGTCTAACACCTCAAAGTCTAAACCATCTGTCCACGAAAGACGAGATGTATTATGATGATACTTAGCAGCACCTGCTGGACCAGTCTTACCTGTAAACCTAGACTTAAGAACAGTGAAGTTAATTGTATTACGTACATCATCGTTCTCATCAGTCATATTACGGCTAAATCCTATAATATCAAATGATATCTGCTTAATAGAGCCTGAACCCTTGATATCATCTAAGCTAGGTAACTTACCTTCTTCAAAGTTCTTACTCCCTACTAATCCTTTCCTCAGGTGACTAATAATACCTAGCCATACATTATGCTTCTTAGTTATCTTTAGTAAGTCTGACATCACCTTATCAATAGCTTCATTACCGCTATAGCCTTCAGCACCTTCTGATACTGCTATAGTGATATGGTCTAGTATAAGGTATTTACAACCCATTAACGCCATGTACTCTATCTTATCTATCAGTGATTCATCACCTACAGAACCTTGATGATCAAGTAATACAAGCCTATCAGTACCAAAGACTTCTTTAGATGCTTGCTCTTGTTCTTCAAGTGGTACATCATACTCTTGTAGGTTCTGCCTTAATTGCATCTGAATAAACTTCTCAGCAGTATCACCAACAGACTCTTCGAGTGATATCATACCTATTTTATCTTCAGAA